CCTTTAAACTTTCTCGCACTGGCGCAGGAGTAGAAGATCGAACAATCTCAAGGCCCATGACTTTTAGTTTTGGCTCTGTATATCTGGTACCTTCATCATCATACACAGTCATCGCATATCGCTTTTTAGCAATCCAAATTGCCTTGTCTGCAATTGCTTCTCGCTTAAAGAATATTTTTTTCTCGTATGCATGTGTATATTCTGCCAGTGAATCCATTGCCTTCGATATGCAAGGCTCTATCTGCTCACTGCCAATCTTGTCTAGAATGTCAATCAATTTGTCTTTGTCTTTATCAGCAAAAAACTTATCTACAACGGCTTTGAGTGTAATGTAGCATGAGTCAGTGTCAGAATAAAAACTGTACATCTCATCTTTGGTGCCAACAATCTTATTTACGAAAGTATCTAGCGCAGAAGCGGTAGCACGAATGATATACTGGCCAGTGAGAGTGATACCTTCTGCAATTCTATCATCGTAGAATCGAAAGTACTCGTTTGCCATCGCACCATAAAGAGAGTTAAGCTGAATTTTTCTCGCCATTTGAAAGTTGTTGTACTTTGCAATCTCATTCTTGTACTTAGGATCTTTCGTGTCTACATAATTTTGCTCGGCTGTCTTCATCAGTTTTTTATATTTTTGTCTGTCGTCAAAAAACTTTTGTACAATCTCGGGCATGTAGCCCAATTTATCTCTAGTGAAACATTGACCGTTTGCAGCCACAGAGTATTTACCATCAAAATCATACTTCCTTTCAAGCATGCCGTCCACCGTCACATCATATATCTCTCCCTGCACGAGAGTTTCTGGTGACATATTATACTGCATGATGATAGAAGGATACAGCGAAGTGGCGTCAAAACTTTCTACCCATTCATATTGGCCAGGAACAGGCTCTTGCACATAGGCACCAGCAATACTTCTGCTTTGTTTCATGCTCTTTTGACCAAATACAACTTTCTGTTCCCACAGATGATTGTACAACAAGCAGTCCCAAGTCTTTACTGGCGAGGCCACATCAGAGTAGTTCATCTTAGCATCGTATGCCATAGTCAGACAAAGTTCAATCAATTTGAGTTTGTCTTCTAGCTCATCAACAAGTACAGTATCTATGATGTTATATTCTACGAACAGATTCCAATCTTTCTCATAAAAATCTTTGAATGACTCATGAGGATTTTCTAGCTTTTTATGTCCAAGTTCGACTTCAGCGATGAAGTCTAGCTTATAAGATTCACGAGTAATATAAGTAAATTTCTTGTAGAGATTAAGATAATCAAGTTGAGCAATACCCCATATATCGTATCTCATATATTCACGATTGCCCATGGTAACAATCTTTTTGTTGATAAGATTGAAGGGACTAAATGCTTTTTTCATTTTCTCATCGAAGAGTTTGTCTACTCTAACAACAAGATACGGCATATCGAACAGTTCTATGTTCCAGCCAGTAACAACATCAGGAGGATTGTTTGCCCACCAATTACAGAATTGTTGCAATAAATCTTTTTCGTTTGAGCAATATCGATAATCTACATTCAGATGTTCAGTATGCTCAGTAGGAGTATATTCGCCGCAACCCCAAGTTATAATCTTTTTGGTGTATGCGTCTTGTACCGTAATCAATGTTACTTGTTCAAGAGGATTGAACACATCAGGAAAGCCATGTTCAGTTGTTGTCTCAATATCTAGTGAAAATATTTTGATTTGAGATTGATCCCACTGAATAGCTTCAGGAAACTTCTCTGTCAAATACTGATAGTTATATTGCGTTTGACCGTAAATAGGAAAGTTAGAAACATCAGAGTAATTATCGACAAACTCAGAGGCTTCTTTGTTGGTGCTGAATTTTATTGGCGAAACAGATTCGCCTGTCATGGATCTGTATTCACTTGGCTTATCAGAATGAACAAACAGAGTAGGAGAGAATTCATCAGACTTTTGAATTCTGTTGCCTTTCTCGCTAATGCCTCTGTAAAGAATTTTGTTGCCGTAGTGTCTAGCGTAAGTGTAAAACATAATAACTCCCTATCATTTAGACTATCATACATGAAAGGGAGTTATTTGTCAAGTCTTTTATCATCCCTTGAAATTTCTGTCCAGTATCATTCCGTAGGTATTAACTGTTTTAGGCAAATTGAGGTTCTTTTTCAATTTCAATTTGTTTTTCTTAAATGGATTATAATTTACATGATGATGCCATCGTCCATATCTCCATACAACCCTAGCAACATCGGGATGCATATCTGCAAGCATCTGAGACTTATTGATTGTGCCATCTGTGTTATAGCCTTCCTCATTAATTGCCTCACTGTTTTCTGCATGATAGAACTCTGCTGTGTTACCACCAGCTACTGTTTGTGTTGCCATCTTACCTTGCATGAATGCATTGAATTGCAGACATACATCGCCGTCTTTCATTACTCGTAGACAGATATCAGTATCTTCGTTATATCTACCACGCCATCTGTGTTTGCAGTCATTGCGAATTAACAGACAAGAATAGATTCGTGTGTTTGCTACGAATGGAGGATATGATTGATTTGGAGCAATGAAGAATCTGTATTGAGGTCCTGCAATGTAAACATTTTCGTATCTGTCACAGAAATCTTCCATCACACGAAAACCAGTAGAACTCTCAAATCTGATTCTTTCGTTTTGATGCAAGCGATAGAAGTCTGCTAGATTGTCGTCAAGTACCCAATGCCATGTTGCTCCCATACTGATAGAATGATCCCATGCCCAGTTTCTAGCACGGCCAGGACCATCTCCGTGATTAGAGAATGGAGCAACTAGCAATGTCACATAGTCACGAATACCAAAATTATCTAATGCAGCCTCATACGGTGCTTCATCTTGTGGCTCAATGATTATGTAATGTGGAATTTTCATACGAGACAATGATCTTGAAGTAATCATTGTATCAGCACGACCTTTAGAAACAATGTACATAGGATGTCGCAAGGGCTTGGGTTCAGCCTCATCTACCCATCTAAGTAACATATTTTTAGTAACATTGAGTCGTGGATGCCAAGTCGAATTGGTCTTAGCTGTCAACTCTTGACCAATAATTTTAGCAAACTTTTGATAATTCTCTTCATCTCTAAAATGAACATGAATAGTTCTAAATGCAGGAGCATCGTTCTGTTCATATTCTGGCATATCAATCCAATGATCTTTCCATTTTGAATTGACATCGACAACCGCATCTTCTATCTCTATTTCTAGTTTAGAAGTATCTTTTACAGTGGTTTTTGGAATTAGAAGAGATTTGTCAATCTTTACTGTAGTTTCTTCATCTTCAAAGAGTTTTACTTCTGGCTCTGCGGGATAGTTTATAACTTTGGTCTTATAATCTATCATTTGTCCAATCAATTCACAAAATTCTGCCATATCATCGACATTGCGAAAATGAACATAAAGAACTTTATAGACGCCTGCCACTTCTTCTTTAGTCTTGACTTTAGGAGGAAGTGGCACAGGAATCTCATCACCAAAAAAGCGATCAAGTGACATAGTATAATCGTCATTTAATCGCACATCTTTTTCGAGATAATTATCGTATGCTGCTGATTCTTTTACATCTGGCTTCAATGTTTTCACCTACTAATAATAAATTAAATATCATCATAACATAAAGTAAAAAGAATGTCAAGTTATACCAATCGTTCAAAAACCCTATACGCACGTAGAGAGAAATCAGACGGATACTACACCTTCGGCAATAAGTCGTTGGCGGTTGACCATGTGTTGTCCCTGTACATCATCTTTAGATTGACCTTCGTACAGTACAGCATGTCCTTCTTTGATTAGAACCTCACCGGCTAGGCAGTATCGGTCTTCTGCTGCATAGTAGACTTCGAAGTCACCTAAGATACGACCGAACTTACCTTTCATGTCCTCGCCGTCTTTTGCTACTCTCGTCTTTAGCACCGCTGTCTTGCCTAGCAGGGACTTCAATCTAGCTTTAGCAGCTAGACCAAACTTCTTTTCTACCTTGTCACGAGTGCGTGACTCTGGTGTATCGATGCCCATGATGCGTACACGCTCATCTTTCAACCATACACCGAACCCTAGATCGATGTCAACGTCTACAGTGTCACCGTCTACTACTTTAACTATTGTTGCTCTGTATTCGTACATAATCTATCCTGTAATGATTTGTTTAGGGGCAGGCTTTGCAATGTTATCGTCTGGTACTACTAGACCACTACCGAATCTACGATTGTATTCATTGAGCAAATCTGTGTTGGGTGAAAATACAGAGACGACATGCATCGGCATGATAGGTACTACGTGATCTTTTGCATAGGGAGCAAAAGGAGTGAGGCCGAGTACAAATTCGTATTCGTTCTCAGGCTTTGGTCTCATCATAATATAACAGGGCTTTTCAACTTGAATCATCTTTCCGCCTTCGAGATTTACTTCGGTAACAGAACCAATGATGTCTTCGCCTGAAGAGAGTTTAATAATTTGTACATCGGCCATAATAATATCCTATTTTATTTCACTTTAATCTCTTTGGGTTTCTTCTCTTCAGGTATAATCCTTACAAGAGAAATATTCAACATACCATCAACGAAGTCTGCACCTGTCACTTCCACATCTTCCATCAATGCGAAAGTTCGTGTGAAGTTTCGTGCTGCAATTCCTTTGTGATAGTATTCTTTTTTGTCTTCTCCACGATCTTGAACACCTTGTACAACGAGTTTCTTGCCTTCAGGAACTACATGGATGTTGAATTCATCCTTTGTAAAACCAGCAGCCGCAATCTCGATGACAAACTCTTCATCGCTTGTTTTGACAATGTTGTATGGGGGATAGTTGCTTGCGATCTCGGAAACATTTTCCAAGTTATTGAACATTCTATCAAAGCCCACTGTGAATGGACGAACATTGTCTAAAATTTCGGCCATGTCGGCCACATTAAACTTACGAGTTACCATTTTGCTTCTCCTATTAAGCGAGTTTTATGTGTGAGACCCTTTCGGCGTCTCGGATGGTGCCAATAACAAGCCCGCTCTATCCTTACTATAGACTAGGTGGACTTCACTGACGACTTGCCATCAGCATTGTTATTTATACATCATTTAACTATAATACTAAACTTTTTTTGTGTTGTCAATAGTTTCTATTAACATTCCACCTACATCATACTTATGCCATCTGTGTATAGCTGCTTTTTCGTGATGCAGTTTGTGAAAACCTTCGCCAAAAGTTAGCATACCTAACCAGAAGTCATCGTTTGCTACTCTGTTTCTGTGTGAGTAACTGAACACAAAACTTCCTATGAGTTTACTGAATCCTGCAGGTGCTAGATAAGCATATACAACAGCAAACGGATCTATTAAATATAAAATACCTGCATACACTGCTATGATGTGCCAATAATACTTTGTCTGCTTTCTGTAGGCATCCTGTCTTAATAAATCTCGTACATACTTCAATTGTATTGGAGCTAACACTTGTAGAAAGTAGCTTCTGAACCAGCCTTTAAAGTGAGGACTGTGAGGATCTTTGTCTGTGTCAGAGTATCTATGGTGCTCACGATGATTCGCTACCCATACCATAGCAGGTCCATAGAATGGAATGCCGGCAAAAAAGAGAAGTATGTTTCTAAGCCAAGAAGGACAATTGAAGGCATGATGGGATGCTAGACGATGGTATCCTATAGTCACACTAATCATCATACAACAATAAACGCCAAGAGTTATTGCCCATTGCCATGGTGTAGCATTGAGCATTAAACTCGTTGAAAGTATCGCCACTACTTGTCCTAAAAGCAATAAGTAGGGGAACACTCGCTTATTGTTAAGCATAATCTATCGCTTCTTACCTATGTTGTACTTAGGAACTAGATTCCATTCTTTTTTATCTTTGTATGAAATAATCTTAACTTGACTCATAGGACAAGTTATTAAATCAACATCATTTTTAATTTTAACTAAGCCCCACTCTTGTAGGAGCTTACCTATCGTATTTCTTCTAGCGATATCATTTTCAGTAAAATCTGCTTCTTTACCATCAAGAGCAAACAGCTCTTTAAAATGCGTAATGAAATATCTACCTTGTTTGTGTAAGATATGGCAGGACTGATATAAAGTATTGTCCTTTTTTGACGCCACTCCTATACGAGAAAGAGTCTCTTTAATTTTTAAAAAGTTTTCAGGATCTTCTAACAGGATTTCCAAAGGAGCATAACCTTCATAATCAATGTTAAAGAAATCATCTTGGTCAGTCATTTCAATCTACCTTATTATTATAATTACAACTGAATGTATTTATAACTTTACAGATTGCCGCCCTTTGATCTAGTTATCTTATATTTGATTCTTGTAACATCGTCATCAGATAGAATTCTCAAGGCTTCTTTCGCTTTATTGAAACTATAACCAAAATATTCTTGGACTGCATCTAAGTTTTCTTCTTCAGATTTGATCCATTTGTTGTATCGTTTACTTTTGCGAACGACCGCACATAGAAAGTCATACTGCATCTTACTGTCTATGTGTGGACGAGAGTTCATTTCGTTTGCAGGAATAGTAGTATCAGCAGAAAATCCTAGCGCACGATTCACAATGAAAGGATTGTACTCCTTCTCTGTAGCTTCGTCTACGATAAGATTCTCTTTTGTGAAACTGATACTGTTAGCAAAATCAAACGGACTTATCTTTTTAGTTTTTACTTCAAAAGATTTCTCATCGACTACTTCGATAGGAGGTCCCAATTCTTCAAGAAAACTCATAATTTATTCCCAGACTGTTTTAGTCCTACTACCAACTCTTATAATTGCAGCAATCTCATCGGGAGAAAACTCAAGTAAAGAGTTGTCGTCCTCAAGATGTTCCCACTCTAAATTACCCTCGGGTGTCATTTTCAAATCTTTAATCCACATATCATGCGTGTGTCCTGATTTGAAAATGAGTCTGATTTTAATTTGAGTTTCGTTTCTTGGCCATTTCATTTATTAGTCCTTAAACTGTATGCTTGCCATGATTTCAGTTAGACAAGCAGTGAGATTAATTTCCTGATCTGCTACGAATGCTGCCTTGTATTGATA